ATAATTTCTAAAGTAAAAATAGTTGATCTTTTAGATTCTTCTCCATTAGCTTATATGCCATATGTTTTAACAGAACAAGACAAACCATGGACAATTGCTCATGACTATTATGGAGATGTTGAAAGGGTGTGGTTGGTTTATTTAAGTAACAATATTACCGACCCTTACTATGATTGGTATATGTCAACATATGATTTTGAAAAATATTTAAAAAAGAAATATGGCTCTATAGAAACTGCACAATCAAATATTGAAGGTTACCAAGATTCAAGAGGTGTAAAATATTCTAAAGAAACATATATTTATTCAACTGATCCAGATAAGGCCTTATGGACCCCAATTTATAGTTACGACAGAGAAAATCAAGAAAATGAAAATAAGAGAGAGATTAAATTATTAGAGCGTAATTTAGCTGCTTCTGCAGAATCACAATTAAAAACCCTTTTAAATGTTTAAAAATTTAGCACAACCTGGATATTATTCTTACGATGCTTGTACCATAATAGATGATGAGAGATCTCGTGTGCATGATATATCAGATATTATAAAAGGGTTATCTATATCTGAATCAGTTCATAAACAAAATTTATCTATTAATATAACATTAAGTGATCAAGCAGGTTTATTATCTGAAGCAGAATTATATGGTAATGAAATTATAGTAATTAGTTATAAAACACCTAACTATCATAAAGAAAATAAATTACGTGAGTTAGCTTTTAGAATTACTGATATTCAAAATGTTGAATTTACTAGTAATTTACAAGGATTGCAATACCAAATAAGAGGGGTACATGAACTATCATATATTCAAGAATTTGGTGATGTAAGAAACCATTTTTCTGGTAAAATAAGCGATGCAGCTCAAAAGATATTTGATGAAGCTGTAGGGCTAGCAGATAATCTTAATAAGCCACTTGCTTTAAAAGAAAAATGTACTCTTGATAAAGACGAAACAGACGGTAATGTTGATTTTATTATACCTAGTGAAACACCATATGATTCAATTACTTATCTAGAAAGCTGGGCTTTTAGTAATGAATCAAAATCTAATTATTTTATGTTCTTTCAAACCCCAGATGATTTTAAATTTAGAAATCTTTCATCTTTAATTAAAGACGGAAAAGACAAGTTAAATAATGCATTAGATTTAAAAAATAGAACATATTATTATGATTTATCAGAAGGTACAACAGCTTCTAATGCACAGAAAAAATTTAATTATTGTTATGATCTTGTACAATTAAATAGAAATAATTTTTACTTAGGTGCTAAGGATGGTGGGTATCATAATGCTGTTAATAAAGTAGATTATACATTTAAAAAAGTTACACGTACAACTAAAAAAGTTGATTTTAATGAATTAAATTATTTTAAAAATGATGGGTTTTTAGCAGGTCAAAAAGCATTAGACAGTTTTTTAAAAGAACCAAATACTACAGACTGGATATATCATAACGGTGGTCAATCTAATAGTATTGAAATGGCCCCACAACATCACACTAAAATGATATTAAGTTATACATTTTTTAATAATATGATACAAATTACTATTCCTGGTAATAGTGATTTACAAGCAGGTGAGGTAATAGTATTAAGAATACCTGCAGTTCAACATATGTCTGAAGGTGAAAAGAAATTAGATAATACATTAAGTGGTGAATTTTTTATTAAAGATATTAATCATGTGTTTACACCACAATCATATGTAGATACATTAACATTATGTAGAGTAGGTGGAGATTGGAATGCCTAAGCAGTTAACAAATTATGAAAAATTTCAATGGCACTTTGGTGTAGTTGAAAATAGAATGGACCCATTGCAACTCGGAAGAGTTCAAGTTAGATTTTATGGTGTTCATACTGAAGAAAAAGATAAGGTTGAAACAAAACAACTACCATGGGCTACCCCCATACACCCTATATCTGGAATAGCCACATCTGGATTAGGAGGACCTTTAACTGGTATAGTTGAGGGGGCATGGGTCGTAGGTTTTTTTGCAGATGAAGGTTCTTATCAAAAACCATTTATACTAGGTGCAATAGCAGCAATACCCACAGAACTACCTATTACTGAAAAAGGTTTTAATGACCCTAATGGAATTTATCCTAAAAATATAGATGATCAGCATAATATAAAGGAACCAGATTTATCTAGATTATCAAGAGGTAAGAGTGCAGAAAAACATGTAATAATGTTAAAGAAAAGAGCATCTAAAATAGAAGGTGTTGTCACTGCTAAAGCCCCAGAAATTACATTACAAGATAATAAAGGCGGTGTAGATTACGAAAACGTAAAATGGGATGAACCAGAACCAAGAGGATATAAATCTGATGCTGATCCATACCCATCTAAATTTCCATTTAATAAAGTTTACGAATCAGAAGGTGGTTCATTATTAGAATTAGATGATTCTATATTTGAAGAAATACAACCCGATGGAAGTAAAATAACTAAAGACGCTCAAAGAATTCATACCTATCATAAATCAGGTACCTTTGAAGAAATACAACCCGATGGAAGTAAAATAACTAAAGTAGTCGGTTCTGATTATGAAGTGGTTATTAAAGATAAGAACGTTCTTATCTCGGGTAATCTTAATATTACAGTAAACGGTAATGCAAAATTCTTCGTTAAAGGAGATAAGTACGAAGAAATAGACGGTAATTATTTTTTAACAGTACGTAAAGATAAAATTGAAAAAATAGCGGGTAACCATTTAACTGAAATACTTACAGATAGGGCAACACAAATTAATGGTAATAATGCAATAAGAATATCTGGTAATGATATTACCACTATAGATGGTAATGAAGATATTACTGTTGGAGGATACCATAACGAAACAGTTACAGGTGATATTGATTTAACGACTCTTGGTACAAGAACTACTACAATATTTGGAACAGATAATACCACTTCTGTTGATAGTATGAATCTTGGTACTGCTAATAATTTAAATATGGCTTCAGGTTCATTAATGAAGTTAAAATCAATAAGTGATATGACTATTGAAACAGAAGCTAATCAATTAATAAACGTTGTGGCTACTCAAACAATAACAGCAGCAACTCAAGATATAGATGCTACAACCGGTACAATTGATTATAATACTGGATCTATTGATGTTGTTTCTGGTAATATTACTGATACAACTGTAACATTAAATTCACATCTACATAAAGTTGACGATGATGATACTGGTAGTACAAAAGTTGATTCTGATCCACCAACAGGAGGTACATAATAAATGGCATGCGGTCCAGGGGCAGGCTTAACTGCGTTAAAAGACAAAGCGGCGGGGCTTAAAGACTCACTTAAAGGTTTAACATCCGGTGCTTCAGGTTTATTTGATAATATTAATAGTCTGGGAGGTACTCTAGACAGTAAATTATCCGATCTTGGTGGTAGCTTAAAAGAAATGTTACCTAAAATAGAATTACCGTCATTACCAGAACTTCCAGATTTAAAATTACCCAAATTAAAATTACCTGAACTTAGTCTGCAAGGAGAGATTAAATCCGTACTTAATAAATTAAAAAGTAATAACCCTTTAGATAAAGTAGCAGCATTAAAAAATTTAGAATCATTAAAAGATAAATTTCCGGATATTAATTTAGATGCATTAAAGGGTGATATATTAAATGGTAAAATTGATTTAGATAATTTGTGTAAACTTGTACCTAATATTGAAAAAGTTGATGGTAAATTAATTGAAAAGGGTATACCTGCAACCGCACCTGAAATAGATGCATTAAAACTTCCAGATCCAGCTACACTAATAAGTGCAGCTGCAGTACAAGAGACTGCTGCTAAATTGCAAGCATCGATCAATCAACAAAAATCGTTTGAACAATTAAAGAATATCCAAATAGATGTTAATAATTTAAAAGATGATGTAGATAAGATTACATCTAAGTTAGATTTCCCAATCACATTCTAGAATGGTAGATAAATAAAGATATGGCTAGAAATACTTTAACAATACATTCAGATATAAGATCAGATCTCGCTGTTAATCCAGCTACTGATGATTTATTATTGTTAACTAATGAAAATGCTGTAGAACAATCTATAAAAAATTTATTACAAACTGATTTCTATGAAAGACCTTTTCAACCAACACTTGGTTCAAATATAAGGTCTTTATTATTTGAATTAGATACACCTCAAACAGCATATAACTTAAAAGAAGCTATAATTAAAACAATTGAAAATTTTGAACCAAGATGTCAATTAATAGACGTTATAATTGAATCTGATCCAGATAGAAATGCATACAATTGTTATATAACTTATAATATAATAGGAGATCAAGGCGAATTCACGACCGAGTTCGTACTAAGTAGGATACGATAATGGCAGCAAATTCAGCAACATCAGTAGTTAGTTTAGATTTTACTACTATAAAGGATAATTTAATTAATTATTTAAGAAGTAATTCCAGTATTAAAGATTATGACTATGAAGGGTCAAATATTAATACTGTATTAGATGTACTATCATACAATACTTATTTAAATAATTTTTATATTAATATGCTAGCAAACGAAATGTTTCTAGATACAGCACAAATAAAAGATAGTATAATTTCTCATGCAAAAGAATTAAATTATGTTCCCCGATCAGTACAATCTTCTAAAGCTATAGTTAATGTAAAAGTAATTCCTACAAACAGCCCTGGATCAATAACCTTAAATAAATGGACAAAATTTTCAACATCTATTGATGGTGTTACTAAAACTTTTTCAGTTCAAGACGATACAATAATTAGACCTTCAACTAATGCAACAGGTGGTGTAGAATATATTGCATCTAATGTCGAATTATACGAAGGGTTAATAGTAGAAGAATTCTTTGCTGTTGATACTGCTAACAATTTTATAGCAGAAATTAGTAACAATAATGTTGATACTAGACATTTAACTGTAACAGTAAGAGCTTCTAACACATCATCAGTTAGAACTTTATGGTCTAAAGCTGATACATTATTTGGTTTAAGCGCATCTTCAAATAGTTATTTCTTAGAACCAGCTAAAGATGATAAATTCAGAATTACTTTCGGTGATGGTGTATTTGGTAAAAAGCCTTCTGTTGGTAATATTATAGAAATTAAATATAGAGCTGCAACTGGGGCTAATGGTAATAACGGTAAAGTATTCACATCAAGTGAATCTATAGGTGGGTACTCAAACGTAATAGTAACAACAGTAGCTAATTCAGCAGGCGGTGCAGCAGCTGAATCAGTTGAAGATATTAAATTTAATGCACCGAGAGCATTCCAAGTTCAAGAGAGAGCTGTTACTGCAAATGATTATAAAATATTAGCTCAAAAAGAGTATCCAAATATTCAAAATGTTTTAGCATTTGGTGGGGAAGAATTATCACCACCTAAATTTGGTAAAGTGGTATTAGCTGTTGATTTAGTTGATTCAGATGGTGTACCAGAAACTTTAAAATCATCATTAAGCAGTTTCTTTAAGAAAAGAACACCTGTTGGTATTGATGTAGAAGTTATAACACCTGAATTTGTTTATATTGAAATTACAGGTAAAGTATCATATAATATAGCTTTAACAACCCAAGCTATATCTTCTATTAGAACAAAATCTATAAACGCTTTAACAGCATGGGCTAATAATAATATTAATGGGTTTGATGTTGTTTATAGGAATTCAAAAGCAACAGCCGCTGTTGATGCAGCAGATAATAGTATTATATCATCACAATTAGAAAAAAGAATATTTAAAAAATTCACACCTTCTAGTAGTTTAGCTGCATCTTATAACATTGAGTTTAATAATACCTTAAAAGCAGATGATATTTTTTCTAGTATCACAACTAAAGCTTTATATAAACCAGCAATTGAATCATCACAGTTTACATATTCAACATCGACAAATGCATTTTTAATTGATGACGGTGCTGGTAAACTTAGAATTGTTAGATTAGATAATCAAAATAATTTTGTTACATTATTGTCTGATGCTGGTACTGTGAATTATGCGACTGGATTAGTGGAAATTAATTCATTATTAATACCTTCATTTGTCGGTGGTACATTTAATGTGTATGCAAGAGTGGATAATAATGATATTAAAACTAAAAAGCAATCTATTTTACAGTTAAATGCAGAAAATATAACAATAGACGTATTACAAGAGAGAATATAATAAATGGCACATGTGGTACCAGAACATATTTCTAATTTCGTAGAAGATCATTTTCCGGAAATTTTTAAAGAAAATAATTCTGAAATTGTTCAATTTATTTTAGCATATTATGAATGGTTAGAACAATCTGGACAAACCACAAAAGTACTTAGAGATTTACACGAAAATAGAGATATTGATTCTACAGTATCAGATTTTTTAATTCACTTTAGAAAGACCTTTTTACAGGGCACACAATTACAAACAACTTCAGATGAAAGATTTATGCTTAAGCATATTAGTGATTTATATCAATCTAAAGGTTCGATTAGATCAATTGAAATGCTTATTAAATTATTATATGGTGAAGAAGTAGATGTAACATTACCGAGTGAAAGAGTAATAATACCTTCTGAAAGTAGATGGTATAAACCAACATACTTAGAAGTATCACCATCAGATAGAACAAAAGGATTTATAGGTAAACAGATAACTGGTTCTGCTTCAGGTGCATCAGCATTTGTTGAATCAGTTATAACAAAGGTCATAAAAGGAAAAATAATAACAGTATTATTTTTATCCGGAAAAGTAGGTAATTTTGAAACTGGTGAATTTATAACAGATGATGGTTTATTAGATGATGCACCTCAAATGGTAGGATCATTGTCAAGTATTTCAGTCGTAAATGGTGGTAGAAATTTTGCTATCGGAGATGAATTTGATGTAATTTCTGATGGTGGTGTAGGAGGCGAAGGTAAAGCTAAAATTACTTCTGTAATTGATGCTACTGGTAGAGTTGATTATAATTTAGCTAATGGTGGTTATGGTTATACAGTTTCTAATACTTATACAAGATCATTATCATCAAATGCAACATTAGTAATTAATAATATAACTAATACAGATGCAAATGTAGATAATTTTTTCTTATTTGAAAACGTTTCTCAACCTTTAGCAGAAGTAACATGGACATCTGGTAATGCAGATTTTATATCTTATGCTAATACTTCTGGTAATAAAATTCAAGGTGCTAATACAACAGGTAATATAGTAGCAAATGGTTATTGGGTCGCAACTGGCTCAGGTAATACTATAACTATTATAACCCATGAAGGTAATTTTGCTGATGCAGATTATCTTTATTCAGCTAATGCAGCAACTAATGTTGCAATCGATACAGTTTCAAATACAACAGCCATAGGAGAATATATTGGTGGTAATACAACTATAGCGGGTATTAATGCTAATAATAAGCCATTTTATAAAGGTGATTATACATTCTTAGTTGGCGGTTCAAGCAATACTTATGCTAATGTAGCTAATGTAGGTTCTGGTGTTGGAGGTGACTTTGAAGTTGGTACTCTAGGGTCATCGGAAGTGCTCACATTATTTACAGATATTATTGGTGCAAATAACACAGCAGAAGATGACAAACCATACAGTAATGTTATTATAAACGGAGCTAATTCAGGTATTGGTTTTGTTGATTCTATTACTATTGATACTGGTATAACAATAGACAGTGTAGCTAATTCAGGTGCACCATTTGCAGCTAATGGTGATTTTTCAGTTGGTGATTATATATTTGAATGCAATTTAGTGGTTAATAGTGTTGTGGTTACTAATGCTGGATCAGGCTATGTTAATTCTGATACAGTTGTATTTACAGGTTCAGCAGCAACTAATGCAGTAGCAAATGTTGTGACAGATGGTAGTGGTGGTATTCAAGGAATTGAAATAAGTAATAATGGTATTGATTATCAATTAGTACCAGCAATAACTATTACCACATCAACAGGCTCTGGGGCTACTTTAGTAGCTAAAATGAAAGCGTCAGGCAATTCAATTGGTGCTGTTGGTACAATTAAAACAGTAACCAACTCAACTCATATAGTTGTAAGAAATGTTTCTAATGGTTCGTTTACAAATGGAAGAACAATTACTAATGAAGGTGTTAATGCATTTGCAAATGTTTCAAGTGCTAGTTTATTAGCCGGTTCTGGTTATGTTAATTCAGATACAGTTTCTATTTCAGGTGGTAATCCAAACGTTTCAGCTACAGCATCTTTTAGTGCTAATAGTTCAAATTCTGGTTCAGTAGATTCAATAACAATTATTGAACCAGGTACAGAATATTTAAGTAATGCATCAGTATCAATAAGCACATCAACAGGTACTGGAGCGTCTATATCAGTTAATATGGATTTTGGATACGGATTACCTAAATCAGGTCAAGCTGATTTAACTACTATACTATATAATGCATTAACATTTTCTAATTTCACAATCGGTACTATTGAATCTTTAAACGGTATTAATCCGGGTTCTGGTTATAATTTAGATCCAGTAACATTAGTACATAATCCATACGTTGCAGGATTTAATAGAAGAGATTTAATTTGCGTAATAGATAATAGAACAGGTTCATTTAATACTGGAGAAAATCTAACACAAACTCTATCTTTACCAGGCTTTTTAGTTCAGCATAGTAACAGTACATCAAATGGTATTACGTTAAATGCTAACTCAGACGCAATTACGATTGGTGAAGGTGTAGTTCAACTAACAACAAATGCATCTGGTGTGGTTGAATCTTCAAATAGCACACATATTAAAATATCTAATCCAGTGGGTACATTTACAGATGCATACACAATACAAACCCAAACATCTGGAGCTAATGTCGTACCATTAACATCTGGAGTTACTCAAAACACAGTTTCAGCAATTGCAACCGGTAGATATAAATCAATAAGCACAGTAAATGGTATTGAACAAATTAAAATAAGAAGATTAAATTTTGGTCAATCGTTTGTAGCGAATGCAACTTTAACCGGAGCTTCTTCTGGTGCAACTGCTAATGTAGTTTATGCTTATCAAGATGATGAGACGCTACCAATTGGATTAAACGCAGTAGTTAATGCAACTGTTATAACTGCTAATGGTGTTGCTCAAACTATAGAAATTACTAATTCTGGTTATGGTTATGAAGATGGTGATACAGTACAATTATCAGCTGCCAACTCAGCGTTTATTGTTACTGGTACAGCTAACGTGTTAACACAAGGGGTTGGAGCTGGTTATTGGAGAGATAGAGTCTCTTTTGCAAGTGATGTAAATAAAATACATGATAATGATTATTACCAAGAATACTCATATGTTGTTAAAACTGGTATCGCGTTAGCTAAATATGAAGATCAATTAAAAGAAATTTTACACGTAGCAGGTACAAAATTATTTGGTGAAGTAATTAAAGTTAGAGTGTCTGATACATTAGAATTAAGCTCAACAGGAGTTACAGTAAGTACAAGTTAATATGGCACACAATTATATATCTTACAATTTTAAAGTTTCAAGCGCAGTTCAATTTAAAGAATCTTTAACTGAACCTGCTAATACATTATTATATCTTTATTACGGTAATCATTTACCATTTGCTGATGATAATGATCCACCGGATTTTGAAGAATCAGTAGATAATGTTCATTATAAAACTTATCGTAATATGATAGGTGGTAAACAAGTTACAGATAGCGACGTAGTCCATATGGTTAAAAGAACTGATTGGGCTAATAATACATTATATACTATGTACTCAGATACAGCAATTCATTTGGACGACGAAAACTTTTTTGTTGTAGTTGAGGAAGGAAGTGCATATAATATATTTAAATGCCTTGATAATAATTACGGGGCAAATTCAACACAACAACCTTCGTTGACAGAAACGTCAGCGAATGATACAGTTTATATTACCACGTCTGATGGGTATCAATGGAAATATATGTATACCATTCCAACAGCTACGTGGGACAAGTTTGCTACAGCCGATTATATTCCGGTTGTAGCGAATAACGATGTTGTTAACAATGCTATCGACGGATCAATCCAAGTAATAAAAGTTACCGATGGTGGTAATAGCTACGCAGGTTATGCAGAAGGCTTTGTATCCGAGTTTGCAGTGGCAGGAGATTCTAAATTAATATCTCTAAATGGTGCTCAAGAAACTATAGTCAATATCAGTGATACAACAGGTTATGTTAAAGAAGAAGTTGAGACTAAATTTGTAGAAAGTCTTAGAATATTAGATGGTGGAGCTGGATTCACAACATCAGATACATTAACAATATCTGGTCCAGCAACTTTAAATGCAACTGCTAATATAACATCAGTTAATGCTAATGGAGCTATAACTGGTGTTAATATAATAACTAAAGGTAAATCATATACTGGTACACCCACGGTTACTATTACAGGTGCGTCTAATACAGCAGCTGCTAATATTATAGCATCATTAGGATCATCAAATGGTGTTATAATAGATTCTAATAGTACTCATTTAACTATATCATCTGTTCAAGGAGTTTTTACAACTAGTGATGAAATAAGAGGTGTTACATCAAACACTTATGCTAATATAGTATCATTAACAAGAACAGGAGATGGCTTATCATCTAACACAGATTTTTATAAAGGATCATCTTTTTATATTGAATCAGGAACAGGTGCTGGTCAATTAGGTATTATTGATGAATATATAGTTACCGCAAATGAAAAAAGAGTATTATTAGCTAGTGCTTTTTCTACTAATTTAGCATCTGATTCAAAATGGAGTATCGGACCTCAAGTAATTATAACTGGTGATGGTAGTGGTGCTCAAGCAAGAGCTAAAATTAATAGTACGTTAAATGCTAACGTTGTTGCAAATGTTGAAATGATTAATGTAGGTTCTAATTATACCTATGCTAATGTAACTATACAAGGTAATACAGGTTTTGTGACTAATGCAGTTTCTAATAGTTACGTGACTAATACAGCGATAGCTACTGCAGTAATATCCCCTCCAGGAGGACACGGATCAAACACATTAACAGAATTGTTTGGTAATAAAATAGGTGTATCTGTTTCAATAGCTAATACAGAATCTGGAAAATTATCAGCTGAAAATGATTTTAGAGAAGTGGGTATTATTAAAGACCCATTATTTGCAAATGGTACTTTAACATTTTCAGCTAACACTGCAGCTATTAGTTCAGGATTAACTGTAACAGGTTCAAATTCAAATGCAACAGCTACGGTTGTTTCTGTTGCGAGTAATGATATTGAAGTAAAAGATATAAGAGGCTTTTTCTTAGCTAATGATACAATATCATTTACTGGTGGTAATGCTACTTTAAGTGCAGTTACCCAACCAACAATCACATTTAGACAAACACACAAATATACAGCTAATGTATCTTATGCAGGTACATTAGGTAACGGGTTAATAGAAGATGAAAAAGTAACTCAAGGCGAATCATTAGCATCTGGATATGTTTTATCAACTCCAGGTGCCTCTGACGGTAGTGTTGAATTAACTGATGTTAGAAATGTTTTCTTACTATCAGATGTCTCTGGGGGTGATAAATATTTTACAGGAGCAAATAGTGCTGCACAAATGAAAATAACTAGTGTTTCATTACCTGAAATTAAATCAGGTTCAGGTGAGATATTATATAAAGAAAACTTATCACCTATTGAAAGAGCTAATAATCAAACTGAAACTTTTAAACTAGTATTAACATTTTAGGATAACTTATGAGTTTAAATACCAATTTTAATGTAAGTCCATATTACGACGATTATGATGAAAATAAAAAATTTCATCGTATTTTATTTAAACCTGCAGTAGCTTTACAAGCAAGAGAGCTCACACAGCTTCAAACAATTTTACAAAAACAGGTTGAAAGATTTGGTAATAATATTTACAAAGAAGGTACTATTATTGAAGGATGTTCTATTCAATTAGATCAAAATTATGATTTTATTAAAATTGGAGATTTACAAACAAACGGACAGCCAGTTGCTCCATCTACCTATAAAGGGTTGTATGCTAAAGGTGCGGTTTCAAATGTAACTGCTATTATTCAAGAATATGCAGATGGTTTAGTATCTCAAGATCCTAATTTAACCACTCTTTATATTGATTATTTAACAACTGGTGCAAGCGGTGAAAAAGTATTTAATACTTCTGAGAATATAGAAATATATCCTAACACAGATTTTACTACTGCTTCATATACTGTTACAGTTGCAGGCGCACAAGTTTCAGATGCTAATACCTGTGTTGGTAAAGGTTATGCTGTAAATGTTTCAGATGGTATAATTTATTCAAAAGGACATTTTTTACTAGTTTCATCTAATACAGTAGTAGCATCAAAATATTCTAACACACCTGATAACGTTTCAATTGGCTTTGACGTAACAGAATCAATTATAGCATCAACTTCAGACACATCATTACTTGATAATGCATCTGGTTATAATAATGAAAATGCTCCGGGTGCTGATAGATTAAAATTAGACCCATACTTAGTAGCTATTCCTACTCAAGATGCAAGATCAAATGGAAACTTTTTATCTATTATGGATTTCCAAAATGGTTTACCTATTGCTAAAAAGTTAACAACACAATTTAATGTCATTAACGATGAAATGGCAAGACGAACATTTGAAGAGTCTGGTAATTATACTATAAAAGTAAATGAATTACAAGCAGAGGCTATAGCAGCAAATACAACCCATTTTAATATAATGGTTGGGCCAGGGTTGCATTATGTTAATGGTAATAGATCAGAACAATTTAATACTACAAGATTACCAGTTCAAAAAGCAACCGCTTTTGCTAATAGTGCTTATGAAACAATAACACAAAATTTAGGTAATTATTTAATAGTAGATGAACTAGTTGGTACATTTAGTTCTAATACAGTTTCAGAAGTATCATTAAGAAATACTGCTGGTACTTCTGCTACTGATGGTGATAACTTATCTGTAGCCCCTGGAACAGAAATTGGTAAAGCTCATGTTAGAGGATTTGAATATCATGATGGTGTACCAGGACAATCATCAGCTCAATACAAATTATATTTATTTAATATAAGAATGAATGCTGGTAAAGCATTTAGAAATGTTAGAGCAGTACATATTTCAGGACAGGGTACTGGTGATGCAGTATTAGAAAATAGTAGAGCAGTATTAAAAGAAAACCCTCTATTAACTGGACTATTCCAGTTTCCTAGACCAGCAATTAAGTCAACTTCATCAACAGACTTTATTTTTAGAACACAACAAGAAGTAACAGCAGCAAATAATGATCATATTTCTGTTTCATCAGTAACTGGAGTATTTCCATATTCTGGTTCTCTATCTAATTCACAGAAAAGAGAATTTATTATTGTACCAACTTTAGGTGGTGCTTCACACGGTGGCTTAGCTAATAACGTACCGGTTGATACAGATTTAGTTACTATAACAGTTTCTAGTGGTACAGCAACTATTGATTTATCTGGAGCTTTATCATCAAATTTATCTTCTGGTGTATCAGCATTTAGAGTTGTTCATAATGAGAAAAAAGCTAACGTAACACCAATTAAGAAAACTAAAAAGACTGTTTATGTTAAAATAGATTGCTCTAATAATGCAGGTGGTATAGTCGGTCCTTATTCATTAGGTATGCCTGATGTTATATCTGTTGATGCAGTATATCAAGGTAATCAATCATATGCAAATACTAATACAGATAATAAATCTGGATTCCAATTAGAGATAAATGCTGAAGATACACACTATGGACTAAGCCAATTAAGTTTAAAAACATCTACAACTTTAGTGGCTAATGATAGGCTATTAGTTAAAATGTCAGTACTACAAGCAGATGATCCTTCAGATGGTAAAGGTTTCTATACAGTATCAAGTTATTATCAATCAAATGGTGTTGATTTATTAGAACCTCAAGATATACCAGTATACGAATCACCAAGTGGTTATATTGCAGATTTAAGAAACGCATATGATATTAGACCACAGGTTGCTAATACCGCTGCTTTTTCAACCACAGAAGCTGGAGCTACTATTAACCCAAGTAACATCGAATCATTTGGATCAATAGAACACTTTTTAGCAGCTCCTAATAAACAATTTACAACTGATTATGAATACTATCTAGGTAGAATTGATAAGCTTGCAATTAATGAACAAGGGTATTTAACAACTAAAAGAGGTACTCCAGGTTCTAAACCTTTACCACCTCAAGATATACCTAATTCATTAAACATTGGTACAATAGTAATACCACCTTACCCATCTTTAACATCAAAAGAAACAAGAACAACTTCAAGACGAAATGAATCCATAACTATAACACCAGAAAATACAAGACGTTATACTATGGCAGAAATTGCTAAACTTGATAAAAGATTAAAAAATATAGAATATTATACCACATTATCTCAGTTAGAACAAAAAACACAAAATATGGCTATTACTGATGCTAATGGTAATGATAGATTTAAAAATGGTATATTAGTTGATCCAGCAACAGACTTTAAATCAGCTGATGTTAATAATAGAGAGTTTTCTATTGGTATTGACCCAACAGCTACAGAATTTATTCCAAGATTTAAACAAGAAGGTATTGATTTAATAGTAGCAAATACAAATAATGTTATTGAATTAGACGGTGCTTATACTTTATCAGCAACAGAATCATTAATTATTGATCAAGGTGTTGCTACAAATCATAGACCTTGTACAGAATCATATTATAAGTTTATAGGTAAAATAAAACTTAATCCAACATATGATTCAGGGTATGATGAAACCGTTGTTGGTACAAAAGATGTATTTGTAGATACCTCTACTGGTATGAATGATCTTTTAGATAATTTAAATGAACTTTATCCATTAACTAGAACAAATATAGAAAAAATTGGTACATCTACAGACGTACAATCTGAAGTAGACGTAACTTCAGACACTAACGTTAATAACTATGGTTATTGGGGATGGAAAGGATATAACGCATATAATTATTATACACATAAAGGTTATAACGGCTATTATGGTAACTATTATGGCGACTGGTGGGGTGGCTGGTATGGTGGCTCACTTTCTAAGACAACTGAAACTGCTATTACAACAACCACAACAACAACTACAGACACATATTTAAAAACAACACAACAGTTATCAATGGGGTATGAACAATCTACTTCTTCAGTTGGAGATTTCGTCACTGATGTTTCGTTCTCTCCATTTATGAGACCAAAAAGAGTTAGAATAATTGCTTATGGGTTGAGACCAGATACACGGCATTATTTCTTTTTTGATAATACTGATATCAATGCTAATGTTGCACCGGGTACAGCTGATAGTGTAACATCATCAGGTGGTCAATCATTACTATTAAATCCTAAAAATATTCAAAGAGGGGGTGATTATGGTGATGCAATTTCTTCTGATGGTTATGGTGTATTACAAGCAATATTTGATTTACCTAAAGAGACATTCTTAGTTGGTGATAGAAAACTAGTAGTAGCTGATGTAAGTTCATTATCTGATTTAGAAGATTCAACTTCAACAGCGTCTGCTAATTATAACGCATATAATTATAGTGTTGAAAAAGAAAATGTTACACTAACTACTAGACAGCCTACATTTGATTTCAATACAACTAAGGACACTTACAAAGAACAAACAATTGACGTAGATACAACCATAAATATTACTAATACTTATGCTTGGAACTATTATTGGAATAATACTTACCATAACTATATTAATACAGATTCAATAGGTGCAGGTCAAGATAGCAGTAATAATCAATACTATCCTTATACTAATAATGATATTACCGTTGTTACAACTAATGCAAATACAACAACTGGTACCGGGTCTAAAGCAGAGTCAGCTATTACCGGTGGTGGTGGTGGAAGACCTAGAGAAGCTTACGTTGGTAGTGAATACTTAAAATAGGAGAATAAATGAGTGCTACAAATAAATGGTATAATAAAAGTAGTTTAAATGATGATCCAATAGCGCAAACTTTTAGAATATTACCAGAGCATTGCCCTGATTCAGATGGCTTATATGTATCATCTGTTGATTTATTCTTTCAAGGTAAAGATTCTAAATATGGGATTAATGTTGATATTAGAGAAGTTCAAAATGGGTATCCTACTAGAAAGGTTTTAGAATTTAGTAAAGTACATTTATTATCTAAAAATGTTAAAACATCTAGTGACGCTACTGTACCTACAAGAGTAATATTTTCAGGTCCAGTATTTTTAAAAGTTGGCTCACAATATGCATTATCAATTAAACCAGATGCAGGCTCACCAGATTATAGAATTTGGTATTCT